GGACAACCTGGTGCAGATGAAAGATGAAATCTACCGGGTGTGTTACCTGAACAACCAAGCGATGGGAGGGGCATCGAGCTCGGCCAATCAGTCAGCGCTGGGCAAACAACTGGACTTCGCGACCACCGCCGAGGTGCTTGGGGCTTATGGGACAACGGTGCGGGAAAGCATGAAGCAGGTGCTGTGGGCGGTGGCGGGGGCGCGGCAGGACGAAGTCTCGATCGACGTTGCGGGAATGGACGAGTTCGACATCAACGCCTTCAGCACGGAGCTGGACGACGCCCAGAAGCTGCTGAACCTGGGTATCCATTCGCCCACGCTGACCAAGCAGATCTACAAGCGGCTGGCGAACCAATACCTGGCCGACGCGCGGCAGGAAGTGAAGAGCCGGGTGGCGGAAGAGATCGAAGAGGCGGCGGAGTAGGGTGGCGGAAGGTGCGCGCGGTCTTCTTGGGTCGCGCGAGGATGGCGACACACGAGCAGTTTGCGAGGGAGTTCGGGGAGAGGGGTGTATGGAAGGAATCGACGTTCAAGCGGTGGTGCGGCAAGCGATCCAGGAATTTGTAAACAACGAGCAGGCCAAGGCCGAACCGGCGCACAAGGCGGAGTTGCAGGAAGAGCGACGGCGCCGGGAACAACTGGAGCGCCGCGTCAACGAGTTGGTGGAGGAGAACAAACGCAGCCGGAAGGTGGCGGAGGAGGCGGAGCGCGCATCGGCGGTGCGGGCGGAACTGCAACGTCTGGGGGTGGCGAAGGTGGATTTGGCCTTCAAAGCGGTGCAGGACGAGATCGTGCGGAGCGAGGACGGGCGGCTGGTAGGGCGGGGCGAAAGCGGAGAGATGCCGGTTCGCGAGTACCTGGCGGCGTTTGTGAAAGAGAATCCAGAGTTTCTGCCGGCGCGCATACCTGGAGGAAGCGGAATGGCAGGGATGCTGAAAAGTCCGGCGGGCGGAGGCGAGACTGTGACGATCGACCGAATCCGGCCGGGCATGAGCGCGGAAGACATGCGGCGGGTACGAGAAGAAATCGTGCGCGTGGCGTCGCAGACCTTAAAGGGTCTGTAGTTATAACCCGGCCAGCAGGCCGGCAAGTACGAACCAAGGAGAAAGAATGGGAGCAATTACAAATAGCAACGTCGCAAGCGCGATTGTGAAGCTGGTGGCGGCGGACGCTTTGCCGGTGCTGGTAGGGAACCTGGTGATGGGCAACCTGGTGAATCGCGATTACGAACCAGTGCTGGCAAATGCCGGCGACACGGTGAACGTGCCGATACCGCCGACGATGCAAGCCAACAACATAGCGGCCGGCGGCACAGTGACGCCGCAAAATCCGAGTCTGGGCAACGCGCAGATCGTGCTGAACACGCACGCCGAAGCGACTTTCCAGATTCCGGATGTGACGAAGGTGCTGGCGGTGCCGGATCTGCTGAAGATCTACATGCAGCCGGCAGTGGCGGCGATCGCGCAGAAGATCGAGACCGACCTGCTGAATCTGTACGCGAATTTCACGACGGCGGTAGGGACAGCGGGTTCGCCGCTGACGGAAGCCACGGTGGATGCGGCGGAGACAGCACTGTTCATGGCCAAGGTGCCGCCGAATGAGCCGAAGTACATCGTGGTGGACGCTGTGGCCTACTCGGCATGGCGGCAGATTCCGCTGTTTGAGGAGTTCCAGACGGCAGGTGCGGCCGGCCTGGCGGCATTGATTGACGGAACGATCGGCAAGTACAAGGACTTCTACGTGTTCCGTTCGCAGTTCGTGCCCAAGACAAGCAGCCCGGCAAACACGCACAACCTGGCGTTCACGCGGGATGCTATCGGCCTGGTGGTTCGCCGGCTACCCCAACCTCTTCCGGGAACGGGAGCGATTGCGGAGTACGCCGAACTGGGCAACTTCGGCATGCGGGTAATCATGAGCTACCAGCCGAACACGCTGGCGCAGCAGTTCACGGTGGACGTGCTGTACGGATGCGGTGTGCTGCGCAACGCATGCGGCGTGCAGGTAAACACCTAACGAAGCGGAGCCGCGAAACGGGCCGGCAGCCAAGGTAACGGGGCGGCCGGCCCGCAATGTGGTGCGAGGAGGACGGGATGGATCTGATACTGTACTACCAGAAGATACGAGACACGCAAGCGAAGATCGCCGACCCATTTCCGGTGGTGGAGAGTTGCGAAACACCGGACGGAGGGACCGCGGGCAGGCTGACCGAAGTGACGCCAGCAGTGGCGGCAAAGCTGATTGTGGAAGGGGCGGCTCGGCTGGCGAAGGAATCGGACGCGGCGGCGTTTCGCGATGCGCAGGCTAAAGCGAAGCAGGCGGCAGACGAAGCCATGGCAGCCGCCAAGGTGCAGATGACGTTCCTGCCGATGGCGGAATGGAACAGAATCCAGGACGCGGGGAAGCGCGCCAAGAACCAGGCATAAGGGCATGGCACTATTCACGGACGGACCTCCTTCCAGCATCGATCGCCTGGCGGCGCTGGACTCGCAGTTGCTGAGTGTGGCCAGCACCGAGGGGATCGATGTGACGCGCAAGCTGGAACTGGCCCACGAAGAAGTCGGTCTGGACTTGCATGCTCTTTTGAATAGGATGAGCCCGGCGGACCGCCTGATGTGGGCGGTGGTGAAGCCGAGCCTGGAGAACGTGGTTGTGACGACGGCGCTCCGGCTGTGGCATGCCTACCGATCGCTGGAGCTGGTATACAGCGACGCGTACAACAGCCAACTGAACGATCGGTACATGGGCAAGCGCGACCAGTTCCGGCATATGGCTGTGTCGCATCGCGAGCGCCTGATGGAGGCTGGGGCCGGGATGGCGTCGATACCGGTGCCGCGGGCGATGACAGCCGTGCTAGCGGCGGCGCCCGGGAGTTTGCCGGACAACATTTACTATGCAACCGCAGCCTGGGTGAATCGGGCGAACGAAGAAGGTGCGAGCGCGATTCCAGCGGCGATTGCGACATCGTCCAGCTCATTTTCGGCGAGGCTCGGGCCGGCGCCGGCGAACGCAACCGGGTGGAACGTGTACGTCGGCACGGATCCGGACAGGATGGCGCTGCAGAACAGTTCGCCGCTCGGAATCGGGGCGGCCTGGGTGCAGCCGGTGTGGATCAGCGCGACGGGACGCAAGCCGGGGTGTGGACAAGTTCCCAGCTATGTGCAAGCGCTGACGCGGATCGTACAGAGGGGCTGATGCCGACAACGATTGGTAAGGCGGTCACTGCCAAGACCGTACAGTTGCTCACGGGGCCCCGCGGCGTGAATCTCAACCTGGAGGCCCAGGCGCTGAGCGGCGAGACGGCGGTTGCGCCGCTGGGGATGGCGCAGATTCGCACCGAAAACGTGGCGCTCGAACTCGCGGAGCGGGCGACCGCCGTACGCTATCCGGCGGTGAACATCTACTGCGAGAAAATCGTGAACCAACTGGTGGAGAAGTTCCGGACGTTTTCGGGAATATCCCAGGTGGCGATTGAAGTGCGGCACTCGCAGGACCGGTTGGATGGGTTACAGGACACGGTTGAACGATACACAAGCGCCGTGATGCAGACGCTGGATGCCAGCCGTGGAGACTGGGGTGGCGGGATGTACTATGCGGGCGGGTATCAGGTTACGTTCGGAGCCGTCAAGAGCGGGGGAGTCAACTTCGTGCAGACGGCCAAGGTGATATTCGAGATTGGAGTGAGCATTAACTAAGATGGCCTCTTACATTTCCTCAAACGCAAACCGCTTCTACGCAGCGCTGGAAGGCGCGTATGGCAGCGTGGCGGCAATCGCGGCGAGCAACCGGATACCGGCGCTCAAACTGACCGTGCAGCAACAGATCGAGGTCACCAACCGGAAAGACAAGACGGGAAGCCGGACGTTTGCCGGGCTGCCGGCGGGCGGGCGGCGCCGCACGATCTTCGAATTGCAGACCTACATGACGAGTTGGCAGCCGGCAATGGGCGGTCCAGCGTACGGGCCGTTGTTTCAGGCGGCATTGGGCGCGGCGCCACTGCTTTTCAATGGCGGGACGGTGGCATCCTACTCGAACACGACGCTGGCGTTTGCAGCGCCTCACGGACTGAACGTAAACCAGGCGGTTTCATGGGGGGGAGAAATACGATTTGTGATGGCGGTCGTGGACGCCAACACGGTGCAGATCAACGCGCCGTTTACCGCGGCCCCAGCGAGTGGGACTACGATCGGAGCGGCCGTGACCTACCAGCCGGCGACGGAGCTGCCGAGTGCCAGCGTGTTCGATTACTGGGATCCGGCGAGCGCGGTGCAAAGAATCCTCAGCGGCGCCGCGGTGGATCAGATGGAGATCCAAATCAACGGAGATTTTCACGAATTCCATTTCAGCGGCGTGGCGCAGGATGTGCTGGACAGCGCAAGCTTCACGGCGGGGCAGGGCAATTTGACGAGCTATCCGGTGGAACCGGGGATCGGCGTATTCGACTATTCGATCGTGCCCGGCAACCTGGGGCAGGCGTGGTTGGGAACGGAGCCAGCACAATTCTTCACGGTTACGGAAGCGGCGATCGTACTGAAGAACGGGTTGGACGCCCGGTCGCGGGAATTTGGTTTCAGCCTTCCGCAAGCGATCTCACCGGGACAAAGATCCGTGCAGGCGTCGATCGGACTTTACAGCCAGACCGATAGCGCAACACGAGGCTTGTACCAGGCGGCGCGGCAGCAGACGCCAATCAGCGTGATGTTCCAACTCGGCCAGATGCAGGGCCAGGTGATGGGCGTGTACTTGAAAAGCGTGATTCCGGAGGTTCCGCATTTTGACGACAGCGCGAACCGGCTGCAATGGGTGTTCAAGCCATCGCGCGCGCAAGGCACGGTAGACAACGAAATCGCGGTCGCGTTTGGATAGGCATGACATACGACAGTGTAAAGGATGTGGACTCGAAGATAGCGCCGGGAGTTAGGTTCCGCATCGCGCGAATGTCTTTTGCACGGCGCGTGGAACTGATGCGGCAGGTTCGGGAGCTGGCACGGCGCATGGAGTTTCTGGAGGCGAGCCAGGAGCCAGGCGAAAAAATGGACTCGGCGCTGGTTCAGATCGAGGTCAACCGGCTGTACCTGATGTGGGGCCTGGTAGAGGTTGCCGGCCTGGAAGTGGATGGCGTGGCGGCAACTCCAGCGGCGTTGGCGGAAAGCGGACCCGAAGACTTGTTTCGGGAAGCGCTGGCGGCCGTCAAGGCCGAGACGGGCCTGAGCGGGGCAGAACGAAAAAACTGATTGTCGCCTTCCATTTTCAATTTTCCAACCAGGCCGGGTGGAGGTGCGACGTTTGCCGGAAGTCCGGCCTGGAGGCGAAGCGCAGGTGCGGCTGGCTGCCGGCGGTGCGCGACGAGGGCGGGCCACCGGTGTGGGCGCGCAGAGGGGTAACCCTGGGGACGTGTCCCCAGTCGTTGATTACTGCGGAGAGCCAGACGACGGTGGAAGAATTTTTCATTCGAAGGCGGCTGGGCCTGATGAACGAAGAACGGCTCACGGCGCGACAGGTAGAATCGTTCGCCATTCTGGAAAAGGAACTCGCGGCGGAAATCAAGCATGAGCAGCGCAACGCAAGAGCAGCTTCTTAGATTTTTCACGGAGGCCGCCGGAACGGATGCCCCGGGAAAGCCGGCGGCGAGCCAAGTTGCCGAACCGATCGACGGCCCGCTGGCCGATGCCGCGTCGAGCCCGGCAGTCGGGCAAGTGAGCGGCGCCGCAGACGGCCAGAGTTACACGGCGACCCCAGTGGGCACGAGCACCAAGGGCGGCGCGGAGAGCGCGGAGCAGAGCACGGGCGGGACTGGGAGCACGATCGAATCCGCGGTGACGACGTTCTTGGAAGGCGGGCTTGGAATTGTGCCGCTGGTCGGCAGCCTGGTCGGATTGTTTGGCGGCGGCAACCCGGCTCCGCCTCAGCTCGAGAAGTACCAGCAGCCCTCTTCCATCGACTTTGTAAGCGCAGATACGCCGAACGGGCTGGCGGCGGCGGACTATGACCAGTTAGGGATGCCACGGCTGGCCGATACGGCACTCCCGACCCCGACGGCAGCGAGTTCCTCCGGAGCCAGCGGCTCTTCCGCAGTGGGGAACGGGAGCAGCGCCGGTCACAGCGGAACGGCGGCGCCGCAGGTGACCGTGAACATACAGGCGATGGATGCGCAGTCCATCCTGGACCGCAGCGGCGACATCGCGAAGGCAGTACGTAACGCGATGTTGAACATGAGCACCATCAACGACGTGATTAGCGATCTGTGACATGGCATCATTCCCAACCCTTAAAACCAGCGCCATTGCGCAGTATCCGGCGTCCAAAGCAGTGACGTTCCAGAACCAGGTAGTGCGGTTTGTGGATGGCACCGAGCAACGATACCGGGATTGCGCCGGACCACTCCACCAGTGGGTGATCCGTCTGAGCGAGATCGACGAGACAGAAGTAGCTGCGCTAGAACAGTTTCTGGAATCGAACCAAGGGAGCTTCGGCAGCTTCTCCTTCACGGATCCGTGGGACAACCAGACGTACGCCAATTGCAGTTTTGCCGATGACGCGATGGACCTAACTTCGGTGGAAGAAATGCGCGGTTGTACCTCGATTACGGTGAGGGAGAACCGGGGATAACCATGAATGTCTATCCGCAGTTAATAAGCGGGGCGGTGAGCCAGTTTCCGATTGTGAAGCACCGTAGAGCGCGGACTGTTGTGAATGCGGCGGCAGACGGGAGCTCGATCAAGCTCGCGGACCCGGGCGGCGCGACCGTTGGGTGGCGACTGCAGTACGCCAATCTCAGCGACCCAGAGTTGGCGGCGCTACAACAGTTCTTCACGGCTATGGAAGGATCGCTGAACAGCTTCACGTTCCTCGACCCGGCAGCGAACCTGCTCGCCTGGAGCGAGGATCTGACGAACGCGGTCTGGCAGGGGGCACCGTTTCTGACTCTATCCGGCGGCGTGGCGGACACGCTGGGCGGCAGCAACGCATGGCAATTGGCAAACTCGGGAGCGGGGGCGCAAACGCTCACGCAGACGTTGAACGTGCCCACCAGCCACACGTACTGCTTCAGCATATATGCGTTCAGCCCCCAGCCGGCGACGATCCGGTTGCACATCGGAAGCAACTCGGCGCAGGCCGCGCTGAATTCCCGTTGGAGCCGCATTCAGATCGCCGGCTCGGGCGATGCCACGGCAAGCTCTGTCGAGTTCGGGATCGAACTGCCCGCGAGCACCACGGTGACCGTATTCGGACCGCAGGTTGAAGCTCAGCCGGCGCCGTCCGCATACAAAACCGGAACGAGGGGCGGAGTTTATGATAACGCGCGTTTCTGCGACGACGCGTTCCAGCTAACATCCACCGACGTGAACCGCCACTCTGCAACGGTGAACATTGTCTATGCAAACAGTCTCTGAGTTGAAGGAGTGCGCGATCACCGATACGCCGCTGGTGACATTCGACTGCACTCTGCCTAACGGCGAGAGCGAACACTGGTGCACACACGGCATCACAGTTGGAGGTACATCTTATGCCGCCCGAGTGTTACAGCACAGTGCATTCGACATTCAGACGGCGTCGGACCAGGGTGTCGACGGGAGCCCGACGATTACACTTCTGCTGGCCAACGCAGATTCCCACTTCTCGGAGATCGAAGGGAGCGCGGGGTTCCGCGGAGCGAAGATCACGGTCAGTTTCGTGTTCTACGATTTACGCAACAGTGCGCCCTTGACAGACGCCGTGGTTGTGTTTCAAGGAATCTGTAACCCTTCGGACCAGATCAAGGAAGCGACGTTCCGTCTAACGGCAACGAACCGGATGAGTCTGCAGCGAGTTATTCTGCCCGAGATGCGGATTCAGCGCCGGTGCCCCTGGACGTTCCCGTCGACGCCAGCTCAACAACAGGAAGCTATTGATGGGGGTGCAGAGGGCCGCTATTCCCTTTACTATCCGTGCGGCTACTCGGCTGGTTTTCCAGGAGGCTGCGGGAACCGGAATAACGACGCGCCGTTCACATCGTGCGGGCATACGCCGACAGACTGCCAAGCTCGCGGAATGTTCACGCGATTTGGCGGAATCGAATACATCCCACCAGTAATCGCGGTGCGAGGCTACGGCAAGGCCTGGACAAGTTCCGCGGTGGCCGTTAACCAGGCACGCTACAACGACTACGTTCCGATGGTGTACGGAACGGGCTGGTACTATCCGCCAGTTGTATTTGCGCGCAACGATGGGAACCTGACGCGGATGGAGGTCCTGCTAGGCATAGGTAAGATTCAAGGTGTCTTGACCGTGCTGGTGAACGGCTATCAGATACCGCTCGGCGTGAGCGGGAAAAACATGACTGGCACGGGATGGTACAACATCCCCACGTTGGGAACGCGAGACGGCGCATTCGATCTGAATTTCCTGAACTCCAGCGGCCAGCCGGCGGGAGATCCCTACGGTGGCATGGCTTACCTATCGGTGGTGGTTCCGAACCAAATCAGTGACGGCAACTCACTGCCTTCGGTGCAGGTGTTGGTGCAGGGACTGGTGGTTTCGACATACGATGCCCAAGGAAACCGGCTAAGCGAAGAATTCAGCAGCAACCCCGTTTGGATCTTGCACGACATACTGCGGCGCAGCGGGTGGCTGGCTTCAGAGATCGATTACTCAACCCTCGCTCCAGCCGCGGCGTATTGCGATGAGCCGATTAACTCAACGGACCTGAACGGCAACCCGATCAGCATCCCCCGATTCGGATGCAATCTGGTTCTGCAGAATAGGCGCAGCGCAGGCGATGTGATCCGGGGAATTCGCAATGCATCACGGCTGTACCTGACTTATGGCCCCGGCGGCGCGCTGCAGATCAATGTCGAGAACTCGATGGTGCTGCAGCAACCTGCGCAGAATCCGTGCTCTAACAGTACCGAATCGCTGAACGGGGGGTGGCCGGCGTACGAGTTCGGCGATGGGAGCACGGGCATTTCGGGAATCTTGCGGAAATCGACGGGAGAGCCGAGTGTAGTGGTTTGGTCGCGCAGCATCGCGGACACGCCGAATTCCCTGAGCATAGATTTTCAAGACAGCCTGAACGGTTACCAGCAAGACAGTTACACGGTCGTAGATCCGGACGACGTGAACCTCACCGGCCAACAAGTAACGGCTACTCTGATGGCGATTGGATTGCCGGATTACGATCAGGCAGCCCGAGTTCTCAAGTTCAACCTGGATAAAGCGCTCAAGGGTAATACCTATATCCAGTTTGAGGCGAGCGTCCAAGCGTTCGGAATCCGGCCCGGAGATCTGATTACGGTCACTTATCAAAAAGAGGGCTTCAATCGGCAACCATTTCGGATTCTCAAGGTTTCTCCATCGACTAACTACCGGACGGCAGCGATCACAGCACAGATCCATGACGATGCGTGGTATCTGGACTCGAACGGGCAGAACAGTTCGGGAGTGGGAACAAACCAGCAGGGAGCAGCCAACATCGGACTCCCGAAGCCTCTGCTGGGAAGTGTACTGGACGCGAACGGGTTAGTGCAGTTTGGCATTGCAGAGACGGACACAACCGGCAGCGACGGGACGATTCAGGCAAGCCTGGCTGTGAGCTTTGTCGCGCCAACGGCTGTAACCGTGGCGGGACCTGGCGTGCCGTTGGTCAGTCTGGCCGCAACGATTGGGACGGGCGGCGCGATGGCCGCAAACCAAGTCTTATACTACGCGGTTTCCGGCGTAGATGCGGCGGAAGACGAAGGGGCGCTTTCTTTCATCGTAACCGCAGTGATTGCGGGCGACGGGTCTTCGGTGACGCTGACCGGGCTCAGCTTTGCTCCGGGCACCAACACGTTCAATGTCTACCGCGGGGCGACACCCGCTGAGTTGCTGCGTATCGCTTCGAGGCAGGCAATTGGGACGAGTTTCACCGATTCGGGCGCGCAGCCGCAATTGATTGCCCCGCCGGATCCGAATTTCGACCATGCCAATTTCTACTGGCGCATGGAACTCCAGCCGGAGATGGCGGCCAGCATCTTCTCGCCGACGACGGTGGGCAATGAGAACCTGCAGATGAGCCCACACTACTATCAGGGCATGACGGTGAGGGTAACGCGAGGGAAGGGCGCCGGGCAGGAGGCATCGATTGCAGGCAATGACGCGACTGTTTTAACTCTTTCGAGCGCGTGGGTGGTGCCCCCG